ACTGATGGAACAGCTTACGTTGAGCAAAGAATCAATTAAGGCTTCGGGCGTTGCCCCATATATAATCAAAGCTAGTGCCGATATGCTAGAAAGTACTAACATTACGGGCGTAGGCTTAGAAGGCATTAACCCTGAAAACGTTGGATATATCCCATTGAAGGGCGATAACTCATCTAGTATCTTGGATTATCTACCGAAAGTTAGCGTGAATAGCGCAACGGTGGTGATAACGAACGAGGTTAGCGATGATGGCACACCTGATATAGTATACGAGGGTGATGGTAAACCACAGATAGACTTCGATGATAACGTATCTAAACCTACATTGAAGAAGTTTGCGGGGTATATCAAGATTAGTGAGGAAATGATTAACGATATATCGTTCATGGATTCACAGATTCGTGGGGTATTGATGCGTAGACTACGTAACACAATAGCTGATTCGTTCATGGCTGATTTGTTAGCTGCAACGCCTACATACGATGCAGGTGACTTGACGGCAGGTACTACGGGTACGCTAGTTAAGGACATACCACCTGCGGTAACGGCTGATATGCAAGATTTAGGGGGTTATAGCATGAATCTATGGATGTTACCACAACCATACTACGCTAAAATGTTCAACGAAGCGGGTACGAATTTCCTATGGTATGCGTTAAACGAACCTACGATTATGAATAACAACAACGTAACTGCGGGTAACATCGTAGCTATTGATAGTTCTATGTTCCCATTGTATGTGTACAAGGATATGGCGATAACGTTTGGTCGTGAGGGTGACGATATGACTAAGAATATGATTACGGTACGTTGTGAATCACGTATTGGGTGGAACTTGGCAGGTAATAGCTTGAAGGCGATTTACAACGATACAATATCAGCAACATTGGCAGCTATACTATAACTATGAAAGAACTAACGAAAGAACAGCTAGAAAGCCTAGAGAAGTCTAAGAAAGAAAAAGCGAAGGTTATTAAATCTAAGAAAATTGTAAAGAAATGACACATCAAGAAGCATATCAACGTAAGTCTGAATTAATCGCACTAAAAAAAGTTGGGTTAAAGAAAACTGATGCTATTAGTGTATACTCTTATGCTAAAGATTTTGATGTTGTAAAGGCTAAGAAGCAGAATGCACAAGGTATTGAGGTAGATTCAGCGATGGTTGAAGTTATAGCTAATACATATTATTGGCTAGATAGTCATGGAGATGTACACGTAAAAGGTACGTTTACTAAATCTATAAAAGAAAACATTAAAAATATTTACCATTTAGATAATCACAACCATTTATTTAGTGGCGTTATTGGGAAAGTGCAAGAAGTAAAGGAAATATCTAAGTCATGGAAAGATTTAGGCGTTGATAAGGATGGGCAAACTATTTGCGTTTATGGCAAATCTGAAATAAGCGAAGAATACAATATGCAAGCAGTTGATTTATACGCTAATAAGTTAGTTTATAATCATTCAGTCGGTATGGTATATATAAATATCGATTTAGCTATAAAAGAAAAAGGTCCTGCTTACGTAAATGAAAACAAAGCGTGGGATGAAGTCTACCCATTGCTAGGCAATCCCGAAAAAGCAGATGAGAATGGGTGGTTTTGGGTTATTAGAGAAGCTAAATTAAAAGAATTTTCGGGGTTATTATGGGATGGAAGCAACCAATTAACGCCTACCGAATCAGTAACATCAGAAATAGAGGAAGCCGATGAAATAATCACTTCTACTAAAATAGAGCCGTTGCAAGACACTCCGAAGCCTATGGATTGGGCAAAGATTATTAACAATATAAAAATTTAAAAATGACACAAGAAGAATTACAAGCACAAGAGGCATTGACCTTGAAGATGCAAGAAGCCACTAAAGGTTTTGTAAAACAAGATGCCATCGATACTGCAAAGGCAGAAATTCAAGCATCACAAGAAACAGCGATTAAGTCGTTGGAAGATGTATTAGTTGAGCAAGGTAACTTAATTAATGAGTTAAAAGAAGCTAAGGTTAAAGCCGAAGCACCTAAGACTATCATTGGTGAAATTACCGAGTTGGTTAAGACAGCTAAGCAAAACGATTACAACGATTTCAAAGCTAAGAAAGCACCTATGAAAGTGCAATTGAAGTCTGCGGGCGATATGACTATCGCTACAAACGTAACGGGCGAAACTACATTGTTGCCAACTGCGACTATGTTAACGGGTTACAACCCATATCGTTGGAATCCTGCTACGTTTTGGGATTATGCAAACGTAAGACGTACCGCTGCACAGACTATCTCATGGGTAGAAGAAGTTAACCCTGATGGTACGCCTGCGGTTGTATCTGAAGCTGGTGCTAAACCTGCTATTGATTTTGATTTGTTAGTTGAGAAGTCAAGTGCGATTAAAATTGCCGACAACTTGAAAGTATCAGATGAAATGTTAGACGATATTTCATTCATTGGTAGCGAAATTCAAAGCAACTTGGTTGACCGTGTACGTTTAGCTACAAGTTCAAACATTTACACGTATATTACTACGTTGTCAGGTATTTTAACTGCGGTTGATTCAACTTTAGATGGCATGGGCGGTTCAGCACCTACTATGTGGCAGTTGATTTCAGCAGCTAAGACAACAATATTGAAGAACAACCACCGTTGTACTCATATCTTCCTTAATCCAACCGATTATGGTCGTTTATTGTTGACTAAAGGCGTTGATAACTATGCAGTTCACTTGAATTTGAGTGCTATCGTAGTAGATGGCGTGAATATCGTAAGTTCTAACGCAGTGCCAGTTGACAAGTTCTTAGCTTGTGACTTGACTAAGTTGAATGTTTACACGTATATGCCTCTTGAAGTTGAAATGGGATGGGTTAATGCCGATTTCACGAACAACATGAGAACATTCGTAGGTGAGCATCGCATACACAGATTCATTCGTGGTAACGACAAGACTGCGTTCTTGTATGGTGACGTAACAGATTCATTAACAGCATTAACACTCTAGTAAAAACATGAAAAAGGTTTTTTTAGTTGCTCTCATAGCTTTAACGGCTATCATCAACACAAACGGACAAGGTAAGGCATTGGTAATGTCAGGTAGCCATACGACATTTGATACGGTAACGAATGCAGGTACAACGTACTTGACTTCACCTGCGTTGAATGCTTACGAAACGGGTAAATTTGCATTGACTTTGTACACGACTAACATTAGTGGCACATCGACATACAAAGCTATCGTTCAAGGTAGTAACAATGGCGGTACTTCATGGGAGGATGTGTATCAAGTAGCGGGTACTGATGGTATTCAATGTGATACTTTGCAAGTAACGGCTGCTGCACCTGCGGTTCATTCATGGAACTTACAACCACAAGCGGTTCGTAGCGTATCATCAAGCACATTCCTATATACGGGTTGTACTAGATTCTTACAACTACGTGTAGCGTGTGTCGGTACAGGTACACAATCGACTAGAGTATCAGCTTTACTTTTACCAATAAAATAAATTACCACACATGAAGGTCAGAATTATTAAGAAGCATTACAATTACGCCGTAGATAAGATAGTAGATACCAATGATGTTATCGCAGAGAAACTTATCAGACTTGGTGTAGCGGTAAACGCTGATGAACCAACAGAAGAAACATTAGAAGAAAAGCCTAAAACGACTAAGAAAAAGTAATGGCATACGCAACACGATATGGCAACTTTGTAGGGCAAATGGCAATACCTAACTTGTCTACGGATAGACCTGATGGGCAGTTGATAAATACTCTCATAGAACGTATTGAACCTGATTGGCTCGATACGTTCTTTGGAGTACCAACTGCAATATTAGTTCAAGATGAAATAGACAACCAAACGGGCAATACTCCGTATGCGGAAATTGTCAATGGTGCTACATTTGTTGACTTGCAAGGCGACACTCAAATATGGGTAGGACTAATTAATACTAAGAATTTCAACCCGATAGCTAACTACATTTATTGTGAATACCTTAAAGACAAGGAAATACCGCTAACTAATATTAGTGGTGTAAAGCAAGCAAATGAAAATGGCGTTAGAGGCGATATGAGTATGAAAATGTCACGAGTTTGGGCGGACATGGTTAAGATGAATTTCACGTTACACGATTACTTAGTTTCAATAAAAGGAACTTATCCAACGTTTGATAGTGAATACATTGGATTCAAGTACGACCCATACCGAATACCATATTATCGTGCCGACTTGTACCCTAATCAACTATTGTTTCAGAACTTAAATCAATTTGGTATCTAATGCCTAAAACTTATACATATTTACCACAAGATATACCTAGCATTATAGGCAATATCGTTGAGCAGTTGAGTGTAAACTTAGCTACTCAATTAGGGCATAGTGTCGATTTCTTACATGGCACTTGGCATTCTATTGAGGGTAGAATTATAGATAAGTCAACGGGTACGGTTACTAAGGATTCAACGTTCCCATTGATATGCTTGATACAAGTATTTGAGGAACGATTCAAGGCTGATACGGAGTATAGCGATGTAACGTTAACGTTGTTGTTCTGTAACATAAGCGAACCATCATGGTATAGTGAGGATAGATATGCTAACAACTATCTACCAACGTTATACCCGATGTATGCGGAGTTCATGCAACTACTAAACGAAAGTCCGTACTTTGTAGGTTACAACGTGCTATATCCCGAACATACTAAAGTAGACGATTTGCACCTGCCCGAAGATAACACGAACAAGCTACCTGCTTGTCTTGATGGCTTATGGGTACGTGATTTGAAACTACGAGTAGATAACAAGTGTTTGCCCGTTGAGAATTGGGTAAGTACGGAGTTAGTGTTAGGTACGATTACGTATAACGACCCTACTATTGACATTCAGACTAGAATCGTATTCGATACGTTGGATGGATTCAAGAATGATAGCTTGTTTAGAGTATTCTATACGGCAGACAATGGGAGTGCGGTAAGTGCAGTTGTAGCGTCAGGGCAAGGCTATGAATACTTATCTAGGGTAGGTAATACGCTAACGTTTAAGGTAACAGATGTTACGCTATTGACTAAAACAATAGTGTATACGTCTACGATACCATACGTTGCAGGTCAACCACCCGAAGTACTAGTAACGGGTAAAGTAAGTTCTATGTCAAATCTAAGACCTTTGTGGGTAAATAAAAACAACATTCAAGATAGTATAACAACTTAAAAATAATTTAAAATGAGATTCATTAATTTACAATGTGCAGGTGACAATATGAACACAGGCATACAATCATGCTCATGGAATCCTAGCAACATTACGGGTGCTATCCATGTGCCACACGGCAAAGCATATTCAGCTACCGATGTATCGGTATTATGGACTACTTTGCAAGCAGACCTAATTGAAGATTCTAAGACTAAGAGAATCTATCCAGTTGGTCCGTTCAAGGCTATTACCGACAACTCAACCGATGTTCAAATCGAAACAGATGGTTATGGCGGTCAAACTTTCGTACGTGATGGCGATTACAATTGGACTTTTGAGTATAAGAATGGTATGTGCTTCTACAAAGCATTACGTACATTCCACACCAAGAATAGTTCATTTGATGTATTCTTCATTGACGAAGTAAACAACGTGCTATGGGGTACTGAAAACGCTGATGGTGATTTAGTTGGGTTTAGCTTAGAATTGCTAATCGTACCTAACATCAAGATTAACACGGGTGATGCTTCAACTAAGTACATGATTACTTATGGCTTACAAGACCCAACCGAGTTAAACGACAATAGCTATGCGGTATCGTTCCCTAACAACCAAAAACTTATGAAGTTGTCAGGGTTACTTGATACTACATTGGTTGCAACGTCTACTATCAATGCGACTACTGGTGATGTCGATGTAACGTTGAACTCATCATGTAACGCAACGGATTTAGCCGAGTTATTCCCAACGGAATTAGCGGACATTTCACCTGCACCTGCGTTCACGGTTTACAACGTAACACAAGCTGCTGCGGTAGCTATTACGGGTATCGTAGTAAATGGTAGCACGATTACGATTACAACCGATGCAACAGACCACGCAGCTGCCGATATTTGTACGATTCAGTTCGGTCCTATATCAGCTATGCAAGCGGTAGGTATTTTGGGGTATGCACAGTCTAACTTAGTAAATGTAACAGTAGCATAATGGAAGTATTAAAATTCAATAATTGTAGCTTTAAGGTTGACCACGTATTAAGTTACACACGCAAGAAGTTCATTAAGGCTTACTTAGGTCGTAACTACTTCAAGGGTGCAAATCAAGAGCAAAGATTAGACGATTTATATTCTAAATGTATGGCAATAAGGGGGGTGAGTGATTCACCTCCCGAAATTGTTATCGAACAACCAATAGTAGATGACAATAGCACAAATGAATCGGAATTGGGCGAAGTTGGACTTGGCTAGTGAAGCATCATGGGTTATGTTGAATAATCGTGAGGCTATTGTTGAGTATAATCGTGAGCAGTTGAGCGAGGGCATACGTAGTGACTTGCAACAGATACGACCAGTGTATGTAGACCAATGGTATGCTAACATGAAGCAACGTATGAACGGAAAGCCTAAAAATGGTACGCCTGATTTGAAACTAACAGGTTCGTTTTACGATGGGTTTGTAATCAAGATGCAAGGCTACAATAAGTATTCAGTTACTTCGATAGATAGTAAGACTAATGATTTGGTTAGTAAGTATTCAGTTAGTATCTTTGGGTTCACGCCACGTAGCAAGCAAATGATTACGGAGTTGATTATGCAAAGTGCATTGATAGAAAGATTAAAGACTAAACTATTCCAATGAGTAGGTGTATTCCATGCGAAGCTAAGGCGGAACTAAATAAGCAAAAAATGTCGTTTCTATTTGCGAAAGGGGTAGAAAGGGCGAAACAAAATAATACCGATTATGTTATCTATGAGGATTCAGAGGATTATATCTACAAACTTTCTACGTTTGATGAAGCCATCAAGAGGAATGACAGAATCATACTCAATATATCAAGATTTGAAGGAACTACCACTTTATAAATTCATCAAGTGCTATTGCTACAAAGAATATAAAGAGTTAATTATACAAGGCAAACCAAGCGAAGAAATAATAAGCGATAATTGGCATAAGTTACTACAAGATTACATAGAATTGATAGGTGGTGATGAATACAAAGATAGCGTTTCAATGGTAGATAATATTAACGATAGCACGTTAAGAGTTACACGAATAGAATCATTGCTTGAAGTTATCAACGTAGCACCTAGCGAGGGGTTATTTGAGGCTTTATATACGTTTGGGTACGAATTACCTAAGTTGCCATACAACGAAGCGAATATCGAAAGATTATCTAAGGTAGTTGTAGCGAATATGAAAAGGGATGTGAGTAATATCATGTTATGGAAACAAATCATTGAAGAAAAGAATCCAACGAATGAGAATAAGATAACCGATGAAGTGTTCTACACAACATTGGTAGATTTGTCAGAATCGTTTGGAGTATTACTAGATGAAAAAACGATTAGCGTATATACCTACGTTATGTACATTAAGAAGTACAGAAAGAAACTAGAACGAATGGCTAAACAACAACATAAAGTATGATAGTAGCAGGAATTATAGGATATGTATTAGGTGTGTTATCATTGATGGCATTACGAGTAGTATTGTTTCGATTAATGGTAATGTCCGAAATGTTTAAGATAGAAAACCTTAAAAACAAATACGAGCAATGGCGAACGAATTTATAGATAATATTGTCAGTCAGAAAGCGTTTGACCAAGTAGCGGATATGCGTAAGGCATTAGCCGACTTAACTAAGCAATACGCTGATTTGATTAAGGTAATCAATACAACTACTACGTCAGGTAGCGGTGGCGGTGGTAACACGCAAGCATTGACCGAAGAAGCTAAGATACAACGTGAAATACTCCGCACTAAAGAACGTATTGTGGCATTGGATAGCGTGGCATCAAGTGGCAATAAGTTAGGGCAAGAACTTAACGATGTCAAGCAAGATTTAAAAGATATAAATAAGGAGTTGAAGAACACCAATGTAATTAGCGATTCATTGGCTGGGATGCGATTAGAACTAGCAAAGTTAGAGAAGCAATATACGTTATTAGGTAAAGCCGCAAGAGAAAGTACAGGCGGTCAACAAATGTTGAAAGACTTACAAGCGCAACAAACTGCGGTATCTAAGTTAGAGCAACAAATGGGGAACTACAAGCGCAACGTAGGTAACTACTCCAACGCTACATTCCAACTATCTCAGTCACTAAGAGAATTGCCTGCGTTTGCATTCTCTGCACAGACAGGTATATTGGCATTGTCGAATAACCTACCGATGTTAGTGGATTCGTTTAATGAGGTAAAGAAGTCAGCAGGTGGGGCGGGTAATGCATTGGCTGTGTTTGGTCGTTCTATATTTACGTTTACAAACTTGTTTACTATTGCATTAGGGTTGTTTACGGTATTTTACAAGGAGATAACAGAGTTCGTGGTTGGGGTAAACCATGCAAAAGAAGCAACAGATTCATTAGCTAAATCGTTAAAGGATGGGGCATACGAAGAAGCAGTGGAAACATTAGATAAACTAATAAGAACCGTAGATTATGTAAGAGAAGGTAAGGTAAAAGCTAAAGACGCATTAATACTATATAACGAAACATTAGGCAAAACATTAGGTGCGGTAAATAGTTGGGAACAAGCTGAAGATAATATAATGAAAAAAGGTGCTCTGTGGCTAAAATACATTCAATTAAAAACAGAATCACAAGCTATGTTTGCAGAAGCGGCAGATGCGTCTGCGCAAATGGTAGCAAAAGATTTTGAAGGCAACTCATTTGCTCAAAAAACTAAAGCTGCATTAATAGCCACATTTAGTTTAACGGAATGGAGCGCGGAAGAAAGAATGAAATTGTACGACGAGGTATTGGGAAAAGAATTAAATAAAGATAAAGTTCATTTAGAAAATAAAAAGAAAATTTATACTGATGCGGGCAAGAAAATAGAAGAAGAGATGTTAAAAATAGCTGAAGCTCTAGGGGTTATAGACCCTATTGGTGATGGGGAAGACCCTAAAACTAAACCCCCAAAAAAAGAAAAAGAAGTAAACAGAATTGAAGAAATTAAGCGTTTATACGAACTAGAAAAGAATTTACTTGAAACTAAGTTTAACGATGGACTAATTAGCGAGAAGCAATACTACATGGATAGTATGGCATTAGCTGATAGGTATAGAAAAGAACGTGAAGGGTTAAGTAAAAAAGAATATGAAACAGAGGTTGATTTCAATAAGTTACTATCTAAGGATAAGCTAACAGCTAGAGAAGCTAATTTAAAATCTTTGTTGGCACTTGACAAAGAAGTAGCCGACATGGAAGATAAGGCAGCGCAAGAAGCTATCAAACGTGCGACTACAATGTGGGAGAAGCGTATGGCATTGAATCGTAAGTATACACAAATGCAAACAGATTTGGTGGCAGCCTATATTCAAGCGGAAGATGCGTATTTCGATAATATAGAAAATGAGCGAGTTCAGAAGTTAGAGAGCCTAGTAGAAACATTAGGGATGGTTAGGATGGGGTTATCTGAATTGAATAATCTTAGTAGCCAATTAAGTGCCAATGATAATGCTGATTTAGATTATAGAATAGAAAAGCAAAACGAATTATTTGAACTTGAAGAATCCCAAATTAAACAAATGGGATTATCTAAGGAAGAAGAAGCTAAAAGATTAGCTAAATTAGAGGCTCAACGAGGCGCACAAGAAAAGATAAATGCCGTTGAACGTAAGAAGATACAAATTGAAGAAGCTAGACGTAACAAGGCATTTGCGATAATGAATATTATGCTATCTACAGCAGAGTCGGTAATAAGTGCATTAGCTATGAAGCCATCAAACGTACCACTAGCTATAGCAAATGGGATAGTTGGTGGTATTCAGTTAGCTACTGCCATCGCTACACCTATTCCACAATTTGCAGAAGGTACGGACAATGCACCCGAAGGTTATGCAATAGTCGGGGAGAAAGGTACTGAGTTAGTAACCGAACCTGATGGTAAGCAATGGCTAACACCTGCAAAGGACACATTGACTTATTTAAAGAAAGGTTCTAAGGTAACTACCAATGACGAATTAATGGAGATGGTTAAGAATAGTGCATACGTTACGTTAGCCAACATGAATAAGCCTATAACTACTGATTTGTATTCAAAGGTATTGATAGAAAAGTTCGAGGAAAATACGAATGAACTACGAGCGTTGAAGAATATAATGAAAGATAAAAACATGAGTACCAAAATAGTAGGTAACTTTGACCATTATATGCACGTTCAGAAAAACATTAGATAATGCAAGTAGATAATTTTAAGTTTTATATACGAGGATGGGATGTTGGAACGGCATCATATTTCTATTACTATGTCGATAGCATAGGCGATGTATTGACTACATTTACAAAGACGCCTATTAACTTCGCCCCTAAAGGGTGGAAGGATATGCAACTGCAATGGGAACGTGGCTATACTTACTATGGGGTGTTTACCAACTATACTAATCCGTTTGAGTTTACCGAAGATGGTGCAAGGATTTTACGTTGGTTATACTATACGTTAGGGGTTGAGAATGAATCGCAAATACTAATCGAGAAGCATACGTTAACAGTAGCTACGTGGGGTTATGCCGAGTACTACAAAGGTGATTTAGATTTCAGTAGATTCTTAGATAAGAAAAACTATGTCGTAGTCGAGTGTATGGAAGGTGGGTTGATGGCAGAACTAAAAGCTAAGGAATCAACCGACTATGAAATACCTATAGACCAAAACCCTGATGTTATTTATGTTAGGATGGATGGGATAGATTTGGAAGCACAAAGATATTGGACTGGGTTGAAAGGCGAAACTATGGATAACGATACCATATTTAAGACCCCCGTATATTCTAGCGTAGATTTAATTGAAGGTCCAAACTTTTATTTAACTACAAGAGACCAAACACCGCAAATAGGGCAATACGTTATAATAGAAAACAATACTTCGGTGTCTAGGGTTGTAACGCTTACGCATGATTACAATTACAACGTAGATAACGTAACCCAAGATGGCTACTTTGGGGTAGGGTATGCCGAAGGATTTGCATGGGATGTGAGCGCAGTATCAGCTACAGCGTTCTATTGGATATACCAATCGGCAGTTCAATTATTAGTAGGGCAGTCAGCTACTTATGTCGGTACTAATACCCAAACTATAACTATCCCTTCTGGTAAATCTATAAGACTAGCGATAGGGATGTGGCAAGATGCAGGGTTTACTATAACTAACTCCCCAAATAACTATGAAGTAGACCAATTAGGTAGTGACATCGATATGTACATACTCAATAAAGTACCCGAAACCTACATACCCGCCATACGACCTATAACACTAGGGCAAAACTTAATCGACAAACTTACAACAGGTTATACATTCATATCCGACCAATGTAGTACGTACGAGAATTACGTACTAGCTAGTGGTGATTCTTTGCGTGGATTATCGAACTCCGTAGCTAAGACTAATTTCAAGGATATGTTTGACGCATTCAATTGTATGTTCAATGTATCGTTTAGTCACGACCCGATTCTACTTAAAGCGTTCATGGACACTAAATCTAGTGTGTTCGATTATCTTAGTACACCATATCAACTAGGCGAAGTGGCATCGTTAGATGTCATGCCTTTAACATCACAAATGTTTGCCAAGTTAGATATTGGCTATCGTGAGTATAGCTATGATGAAATAAATGGGAAGGAAGAATTTAATACTAGATATACGTTTCAGTCAGAAATGAAACGTGTAACCAATACGCTAAACTTAGTTTCACCATATCGTGCTGATATGTATGGCATTGAGCTAACTAGGGCAAACTTAGATGGCAAGACCGAAGCGGACAACGAAACCGATAACGATATATTTTGGCTTGATATTGAGACCACATCGGCAGGTACAATACCAAGTGGACCATACGCAGGGCAACCATACTACGACTTGTATCGTGACGACCCAACGTATATTCAAGCAGGGTTAATGTCGCCTACAACAGCGTTTAACTTGCGTCTTAGTCCTAAACGCAGAATGAACGAACATGGGTACATGATTAAGTCTTTCTTATATCCTAACTTGTCACAAATACTTACGTTTGCTTCATCAGCTAAGACTACCGATGGTGGGGTTGGCTTAGAGTGGGACAATGGTAGCCAAGTTTACAATGAAAAAGATAGTGAGCAAGTGTCGGACTTGATAGATAGTCCTTACTTCTACCCAGTATTGTTTAAGATTAAAGTTAAGATACCACACAATATTCTTAGTGTATTAAATACTAATCCATATCGAAGGATGTCATTTATTTATAAAGGATTAACTTTGTACGGATTCTTAATTAAGATGTCAGACGTACCTGCATTCCCACAAGAACAAGAATATGAACTACTTTGCTCAACCGATAACACACTAACTGATTTAATAGATATATAATGGCATATACATTTGACTTCTCACCACTTAACCCTATCAAGTTCTATCCATTATCGGATAAGCTACCCGCCTATAACGCATTAGATGTATTCAAGAGTTTCGATGCTAACTTAAACTACCGACCATTCGACCAAGATTTCTTTTACCAAAACATACCTTCATGGGAAGATAAGCGTTGGTATGCACAACCATATCAACAAGGCGATACGATACGGCTACAATGGCTAGGGCAAGGCGATATTAGTCCTACGTATACAGTCTACTTACTTGATTGCCAAATGAATCGAGTTAAGACATACGCAACTACTTCACCAACGCTAACTACTATCGGTGGGTTAACGATATTTGAAGTTACTATACCGCTATGGAATATACCCGAAGCCGAGTATAGATTACTTATTAGGTATCGTGGTATTCAGACACCTACTCCACCGATGAACTACTTGATTTCAGAACCTATTGATGTCCGTAAGACACATGATAATTCTATCTTAGTTGAGTATACAAATACTAAGAATACACAAGGTATAATCTTTGAGTATGGCATCAAGTTTCAAAAACGATTATATGGTGCGGTGCGTGACTTAAGCCCTGATAGTGAGTTCTATACATACGAAGATGAACCACTAAACATGGTATTGTTATCGGGTACGCCATATCGTAATTGGCTATTACAAGTAGGTGCTGATGGCAATGGCATACCACAATACGAAGCGGACATACTCAATAGAGTAACACTATGCGATACGCTATCAATAGATTCTATATTCTATACACGAGATACGGATGCAAAGTTAGAAGCTAACAAGAAAGAGAACGTACCTATTGCATCGTATTCAATGAAACTACGTGAGCGTTACAATGACAATTCAGTATACATTGAGCAATACCAGAAGCCGTTAGTTATGAATACGACCGTTGTAGGTGCTACGTATATCTATGCACATGACATGACATACGCAACATCTTCTACGTTACAGATTCGTAAGGTATTCAATGGGTATAGTAACCTAATTGAATACTTGAATAGTGTAGTTAGGCTAACATTGTCAATGCGGGGGTTATTCGCTATCAATGAGAATAATGCAATAGTTTACGTTCCTGCATCTTCTACGGAAGTAACGGCATACGCTAACATAACAATAAACGAAATATACCCATACGGCTTGAAGTTCGATATTTATTCAAATGGTGCAGAAGATTTTGAGTTTGACTATGAAAACATTGCAGGTACGACAAAATATGTCGTAAGCTATGATAACCTAGCTACATTCACTAAAGGTTCGTTTAGTGCTACTATCAATACATTCAATAACACATTTGCAAAAGGTTTTCATACGGTTTATATTGTTGTAGATGATACAAACTCAATAGGCAATACAAACGATAATGTAGTTGAGGTAATCAATGTAGAAGGTGATTTGCCACCTAGTATTATAGGCATGGGAGTTAATCTATGCAAAACTAAATACATTGGCGATTTGTTTAGATATACAAGCGGGTCGTTTAACTTATTCCAAGTAGCATCGAATAACATAACATCGAATAACATAGATAAGCTAATCAAATCATTGTACGATGCGCCTAGATTAAAGTTTGTAGCGTTCACTATTGACTTGTCGGGGCAAACTCCACTAGCACCCCCTAGCGAGCAGATACAAGACGTAATTATCCCTTTACTAACAAAAGGTGGCGGAAGTTTAACAATTGACTAAAATTTAATTATATTTGCACTATGAAGCTATATAAAAAGCTACTTATATTGTCATCAGGTGTAGCCACGGACGGCAACGCACCCGTTAACACAGTACCACCTTCGATAAGTGGAACTTTGGTTGTTGGGAATGTATTGACAACTACGAACGGAACTTGGACTAGCGACACAGGAATAATACCACCATACACATATCAATGGTATAGAGGAGTAACATTGCTAGTAGGCGAAACGAATAATACTTACACCTTAGTTCAAGCGGATGCAGGGCAAAACATTAAATGTGTTGTTACTGCGTGTGATAGCGATGGTTGTACGAATGCCAATAGTAATTCAGTATACATCATTGACGCAGAAGCGCAAGCACACTTCAATAGAGTTGTCGCTGATGGTGGTACTATACCATTAGGATTAACAGCATTGAATGAGTTTATCGTTTCGGTTAAAAACAACTATTCCGTTGCTAGTGTTAACACAGCTATGTGGGCGTTAAAGCCACATTGGGGTATATCAGGAATAAAAACAGCATCAGGCACAGGCGCAACGGCAGGCGGTCGTGCTACATCGGTGTTGTACGACATTTGCGGTGTTAATGGTGACTTTATACAAACAACAGCAAGCGCACAGCCATTGGCGTTGGTGCATAGTGGGGTGAATTATTATTGGGGCAGTGGTGTTGCAAGTAATTTTATGAGTACACCTAATGCGGTGGCTAATCAGATTACAGGGGATATTGAGATAATAGCTAAAATAAATACTACTAGCTTTTCTGCTGACCAAGCAATATTCACAAAAGCAAGTACTTCAGGAACTACATTTGGTTATAATTTATTTGTAAACGCTTCGGGTGGTTTGAGTTTCGCTTATAACCCTATGGGTGCTGTAGGTAGCAGAATAACATCGGCTAGCACTGCAAGTTTAGCAAGTGCGGGTTATGCTATAAACACAACATTTTGGATAAAAGCTAACAGAAATTCAACTACAGGGGATATAATGTTTTATACTTCATCAGACGGAGTTACATATATACAATTAGGTACTACAATTTCAACATCACCTGCTAATATGTACAATTCAACAGAAAGTCTTATTGTAGGGGCGTGGAACGGTATACTTCATTTATTTCAAGGTCAAATCTATCGTGCCACCATATCCAACTCAATAGGCGGTGCGCCCGTTGTAGACTTTAACCCATCCTCATATAACCAAGCAACCTCCCAAACATCATGGGTATCGGCAACAGGTGAAACTTGGACATTAAACACAGCAAGCACCAACAACGCATTAAAAGCATGTATTGTTGACCAAACTCTTATAATGGGGAACGGGACTAGCTACGGTATGCGTGCACCAAGTTTAAATATCAATGATACTGCTATAACTAGCTATACGGTGTTTAGAAAGTTTGTGAATACGGTGGGTGCGCAGATTATTAACGAATTGGGTGCTGATGCAAGTGCTAATCAAGGTAAGGCGTTGTTGATACACAACAATGCAAGTAGGGAAACGTTACTTATTAGGTCTAATATAGGTCTTAATCAAAGCCAATTTTCATCTGCATCATTATCGTTAAAAGTAGCAACTGGGATAAATAATATCGCTAATGCAAATGAATCAGAACCATTTTTAATCAATAATGTTAGCCAAACATTATTAATAAATACCCCTAATAGTAACAACACAACCGCTATGAACGGAACAGGTTACAACTTTTTAGCACGAAACAATGCAGCAAGTGCATGGGCAAACGTAATCGCAACAGGAGACATAGTGGTCAAAGGTGAAGATGATAATACTAAACGCACAGCAATGTATAATCTATTGAAAACTTTAAGTAATATATAATGGAAACTACATACCCAACATATTACCCATGTTCAACGCCTGATGAATGGAAGGAATTAAACGATTTAGCAAGTGAGCAATTAGGCTATGCAGACGAAAACGCACAAACGTACTCAATGCCACTAATCGACAAGAATGGAACGTATCATTTTATAGTTAACCAAGAGGTATCGGAGTTGGTAGATTTAGAAAAGTGTATTGAGTTTGACCAAATAGAATTTAGCAATGAAATTTAAACTACTTGTCATATTACTTTTACTATCCCTTAGCGCTTCGGCACGTTGGGAGTATCGTATTACCAAGCAAAAAGCCATTGGATTTGGCTTAGTTGGTTTAGGCGGTGCTAGTTATGGATTTCGTGAAACTTTACTATGGCATTACCCTAAATTCAAAGCGGTTCACCCGAATGCTAATGATAAGTTTTGGTGGTGGAAGGTATCATATAAAAATAAGTATTCAAGCAAAATACCATTCGCTACAACTGCAATGGTATGGACTACGGATGGTGTTCATTTGACTAATACAATACACAAGACTTTAATGTTAGGCGGTGCAATAACAATTGGGCAAGGTAAACGTAAATTTCGCTACTATTTAGCTGATTTTGCATTGGCTTCGCTTAGTTACAACTTAGGTTTCCATACAATTTATTCAGGCATTTACAGATGATGCGATTAATAGCCATATTAACCCTATTAGCAACTTCATTACAAGCGCAAAGATATACACCGATGTTAGGTGTCAATTATCGCTATGCACACAAGCAAAGACCTAATTTCATGCAATGGTCACGAATGGACTTTGCACCTACATTTGGTTTAGACCATAAAAAATACATGGTAACGTATTCGTTTACTACAACCAATGTGTCACATAATTTACAAATACTATATAAATTTAAAAGGATAAAATGACAGGCGAATTACTCACGGAATTATTAAAGCAAGGCGTATTAGCTGGGTTGTTAGGCTTTATTGGATGGACATTATGGAAACGATACGACACAAGGATGAAAGAAACATCGCTTGAATTATTGTCACTTAGAAAGCGATTTGAAGATGAACTACTTGACGAGCGAACGGAAATGAAATTGATTATCAAAGAAACGAATCAAATCAATTCTAAGATGGTCGATTCAATGTCGAAATTTAGCGAGTTCATTCAGAAGCAAAATGAGATAACAAACACCAATTTAAGACGTAACTCAACGGTAATGGAGTGCTTGACTAGTGAGATAAAAAAATATAAAAAAGTTGCATAAAAAAAGCGGGTATTTCTACCCACTCCAAAACTAAACCAAATCCATGCGGTACAAAGATATAAATAATTCATCAAAAAACAAATAATATGAAAATTAGTTTAAGCAATTGGAATAAAACAGCTAGTAACGGATTAGTTATTGCAACTGGTATTATTGGCAATTTGACCATTTACGCACCACAATTCTTATCAGTATTGCACGAAGCCCCAATAGAAATACCTATGGTAGTCGATGAATGGGTAACGTGGACATTGAAAATAGCAACGGGTGTATTGACTTTGTTAAGCGTATTTACAAAAAAAGAAGTGAAAGAGTTGGAATAATATAGTATATTTGCGATAACAGTACCTTTGTTGCTTACCATTAGAACAGCTCATTGGTCTTATAAGATGCCCTCTATGCCTCTTTTCAATGCACACTTAGGGGGTTTTCTCTTTTTTATCCAAACTATTCACTATCTTTGCGACTCATAGTTTAGTTTTATTTAGTTAGACCTATCAGCAATGGTAGGTTTTTTTATTTCAAAATGTTTGTTATCTTTGTGAAATGCACCTCGAAATAAAACAAGAACTATTTGACGAACTCCCAATTGAGGGTAAGTTTAACTTCCAGTACGAGTTTGAACGTGCTTATAACCAAGTAGTAGGGCATAACCCTATAATCACTAAAGATGTAGCAAAAGAAGCTATTAAGGCTATTCTAATCGACAAGTTGAACGCTAATGCCAATGCAGAACATAAGACCTTATTTGGTAGAATATTTGCGGTAGTTAGTAAGGTTGGGGCGGTTTTGCTTAAATTTATTAAGATATGACAACTATCATACAAGGCAAACTAATTACCTACAACGGAATGCAACACCGAGTTATGCGTGTATTCGATTACAAAGGTGATTTGAAAGTTGAACTTAAGAATCTACATAATAACAACCAATTTATAATCTTTTTATCTGAATTAGAATGAAGCCTAAAATATTCACACAAGCCGAAATGGTCAAATACTTTGGCGAAGCTAATGCACAAGGAACGTATTTAGTTACAATAGATTTGCCTTATACGATGTATTTTGATAAGCAACCAGTAAAACGTATGCGATGCCATAAAAAGGTCGCTAATGCGTTTCTAAATGTGTTTAAAGACCTATTGGCTACATACGGCGAAGCTAGATTAAATCAATTAGAAATAACTGATTTTGGCGGTTGTTTTAATTACCGATTAATGCGTGGTTCAAGAACTCAATTATCTAAGCATAGTTGGGGGACTGCTATTGATTTAGATGCAAATAGAAACACATTAAAAGAAACAAGCGCAACGGCTCGATTCGCACGACCTGAATATAAGCCTATGATAGATATATTTGAGAAACATGGCTTTGCATCACTTGGTAGGCTTAAAAACTACGATTGGATGCACTTTGAATACGGATTACCTATATAATTTTCTTTCTTCATTTCTATACGCCTGACTTGTCTAAGTCGGGCTTTTTTTATTTATTTTTATTATTTTTGATAATTATATTTGATTATATGAAAATGGCGTATTACATTTGCTGTAGATTAAACTAAAAATATAAAAATGAACACAATACAAAGAATTATTGAAATACCATTGTTTGAAATACAAACAAAAAAAGCTAGAAATATGGATATATCTATTTCTAGTTGTTGCTGCATTTGCGGTAATAAAATAAAAGACGCATCAAAATCTAAAATGGTTCAACTATTAACCAATGGTAATATAGTTTCAACTGACCAAGATTTGGAAGGCAGCCAAGGTTTTTTTAATGTAGGCTCTGAATGTCTTAAAAGATTAGTAATTAAATTCACATTTTAAACTTTAACATGATACAAGAACAAGTTATAAAACAAATCCGTAAAAGCAAATCGTGTAAACTACGCTTGCAGGTCGCACTTGACAGAAGCGCACCGACAATTCAACGCTACTTAGACGATAACGATATAATGCTGACAACATCTAAGGCATTGGAAGTTATTAGAACGGAGTTTAAGTTGACTGATAAACAAATATTAATTAAAAACTAAATAAATGGAACAACAACTATTAACCACCGCACTTATTTTAATCGTATTGGCATTCTCGCTATTGGCAGGACTAATCATTGGCTCTAACTCTAAAATGTTTGAAGATGAACTTTAGCACCGCCACACTCCGCCAAGTCTTAGAAGTCAACCTCGAACTAGAACGTGAACGACTAAGCCGTGAAACTATCCCCGAAATGAAACGGGCAATTGAATTGCATATTAAGTCACTAGAACATAAACTATTGTTTGATGTGAGAGAATTTATTAATCAATTAAATTAACGTTCCGCAGCTAAACGAGGTGGCTGATTAATACCTCGAAACTAAATACGAAGAACAATGGATGAAAGAGACCACAAAGCTATGAACGAAGAACTGAACCAGCCATCTTGTTTAGGTGCTGTTAGCTGCCGTATTATTCACGGTTGCTTTGACTGCCCATTCAATTATGAATACGATATGGCGGTTGGTTATGGTTGCAAATTAGATACTGAAAACAGGAGTATAAGGCAATCAAAGAAATATCAACCTATTACTCCCGATTGGTGTCCTGTTAAAAATGGTAGTGTAGTTGTCAAATATGGCAGCTAACGGGTTGCGTATATGTGAAGTACGCATAGAAGAAACTTTAAAATTAAACACAAACCTTAATAGCGTATTTCACATATACGCTGTTAGCAAATCGTAAAATTATGACTGAACAAGATATTTTAAAATTAGTAGAAGAAACATTCGGTGAAGAGATTTCAACTTCTTGTGCTGAAACAGTATTAGGACTTGAAAGTTGGATTGATGGTAAAGAAGCGTTTATGGAAAAGTTAGCAGAGAAGTTGAAATTGTTATTTGATGAGAACGACTTATCTAAATAATTTTATGTTTGCTAACTCATCGCTTGGCGCAACCAACACGCACAAACTATTAATTATCAAATGATTACAATACGAATTAAAAATAAAGAATATGACTTTAAGAAGCCTTATTACTTAGTGCCAAAAGATGAATTTAGATTAATAAAAGCAACAGTCAAAGGTTCAATTTTAGTATGGAATATCGAAGGGAAACAAATTACTTATAATCACTTAAAACAAACACAATGGAAAACGAAAACAGAACAGAACAAGCGTTAATGCTTATAGCCAATGCACTATCAGCAACAGAAGTAAACAACATTATAGACCACTACAAAAAAGATGTGCTAGTCGAAGCCGAACATATCATTGACGCTGGGATTAAACGAATTGAGGAACTATCTTAAAATAAATCTTGAATAATACTTGCTTATTCAAAATTAATAACTATCTTTACATCCTAAACTAAAAATCATGCAATTAAAAATCACACAACACACAGAAAAGTTAATCAACATTGAATTACCACTTTACTTCACAGTCGAAGAAAGCTACAAGAACACATTTACCGCAGTACTAAGCGAAAAACAAGCAATTGAGGTAACGACCTTCAAAGATGGTTCGTTATTCTACGTTGTTAAAGACCCTAAAACTTGCATACCGCAAAAGTATGACGAGATTACACGTGAAGAATTTATGGTATTCGCTGACAAGGCATTAAGTAACGCCTATGATGCTTATGAAACCTTGTTTGATACCGCTAAGCATATTGAAGAATTAAAAACATCTAAAGAAGATTAATCATGAACTACGAATTTAAAGGAACGAAAACAGAATGGGTATCATCAGAAAACAAAATAATAAAAGGTGATATAGTAGTACAAGATAATGATATAATCATTTGTAGACTATCATGTGCAGATTACAATACAGATAATGAAGCATTAGCAAACGCCAAACTCATATCATGTTCATTAGAAATGTTTGAGATGTTGAATAAGGTACTAATATACGTTGATTGGAGTTATGAAAATTGGACATCTGATGATGGTTTAATTATTAAACAACAAATCGAACAACTACTCAAAAAAGCAACAACAATTTAATTAACTAAAAACTAATCATGAGCAAAGAACTAACAACACCAACGAAGGCAACTATTACTTCGATATTCCAACAACTCAATTTTGATGTTGTACCATTGGAACAGCTTAACGTAATACTATCAACGCCACCACCTGCAACATGGGTTAAATCGCACCCTTACATTAAAGGCTACAACTATCTACCAATTGACAAAGTAGAGTACTTACTACGTAGATGCTTTAAAAAATACCAAATCGAAGTTATCAAAACCGCTCAATTATTCAACGCAATTGAGGTAACAGTTAGAGTACATTATCTTAATCCTGCAACAAATGAAATGCTTTACCATGATGGAGTAGGCGCACAAGAACTGCAAACTAAAAGCGGAACTGGTAATCTTAACCTTGATATGTCAAACGTCAACAAAGGTGCTGTAATGATGGCTTTACCTATTGCTAAAAGTATGGCAATTAAAGACGCTTGTGACCACTTTGGAGATTTGTTTGGCGCAAACCTTAACCGCAAAGATACGGTTCAATTTGCGGGTGATAATGAATTACTATCGAGTGAATCAGTACACAACTCAAAGGAACGTGAACGACTTGAAAAGTTTATCTTAGATGCTAAAGATACAAACGAATTATTAAGCGTTCATGAGTTAATCGACAAGCATAATTTGGTATCTATTTACGAATTAAAAAAACAAACTTTAGGAAATGGGAAATAAACTATTATTCCGTTGTAGTGGTGTCGGTGCATTAATGACCGAGCCGAAACTTAAATCAGATAAAGACGCAGGGAACTTATCCGAAACCGCTAAGACATTTGTACAAGATAAGTGGTTATTCGATACATTCGGATTTAAAGAATCTATCAAAAATGACTACATGGATAAAGGAAATTTTTGCGAGCAGGACACAATGGCATTGGTGCAAGATGTTTTAGGCGGTGCATTCCGTTCACGATTTGCGACTAAGTTAGAGAATGAGTTTGTCATTGGAACGCCTGATATAGTTTTGGCTGATGCAGTTGAGGATATTAAAACCTCATGGAATTTAAAGACGTTTTACAACGCTGAATTAACTAAAATGTACTATTGCCAAGCGCAATGTTATATGTGGCTTACTGGCAAGGAAAACTATCGTTTAATCTATGGATTAGTACCAACGCCTCAACATTTGATAGCAAACGAAATGCAACGACTATCTTATAAATTTGGTGGTAACTACGACAACGAAGATTACATTGCTGAATGTCAACAAATCCAACGTAATACCGATTTGATTAACGATATACCTAAAGAGAATAGGGTTAAGGTGTTTGAGTTTGCGTATGATGCAAACTACATTGAAACTTTGAAAGCTAAAATTGAGAAGGCTAGAGAATATTATTTAACACTAAAACTATAACCATGCAAAAAGAAATCGAAACACACATCAACGAATTAAAAGCAAGTGACTACGAAGTAATATTGAAGATTTGTGAAATGTATCAAGTAAAAGAAGAAACGTTTTTTTCAAGCACTAGAAAGATAAACGTAGTCAATGCAAGACACATGGCAGCGTATTACTTCTACAACGTGCGAAGATACACGAAGTCAAAAATAGCTGAAATGGTATCAGTACCAAAGAAAGACCACACAACTATTATAAGTTCAATTAGAAAGTTTGGGAACTTCTTAGATACAGAACCATACACAGCCGACTTATACGCTACGTTATTAATGCCACGAATCGAATTTACATCACTTAAATACAAACCTAATGCAACTAGAATTTAATATAAAAACTATCTTAACCAATGCGTCTATCGCTGCTAAGTATTGTGACGAAATAATCAGAAGTGAAGGGCTATCAATGACCGCTAAGAAGTTCTTTAGAGATATTGAGCGCAAACTTATGTCCGTTGAGCGTGACGTTTGTGCGACTATTGCACCCGAAATGGCTAGTATTATCCGCAAAGAAATAAGTGAAAATTGGGAAACATTATCGTTTCATAATATCAACACATTACTCCAAGCTATGACCGATGAGCAACGAATTAAAGTAGAAACGTATTGTACAAGTTTGCTCAATGCGAAACCGATAGATGAAGTTGAGAAAACGTGTCTTAATTGCAAGTATAGCGAACTAGATTCTGATTTATGGCCTTGTCAAAATTGCGACTTTACCCTTATTAATTTCACACCTAAAAACTAAACAAATGACAAAAACAAACAAACAAAACCTAACATTCCAAACTATCCTCAATTGGATAGATTCATGTAGAACAGAACACCAACTACTCATCACTAAGGATGCTATTTACGAACTCTACGACAATAGATTCAACCGACATAATGAACCTGATAGCGTGCTACTGCATGACAAGTGCAATACTAGAATAGTAACGATGCAAGAGGAAGTTGATATATTGGATATGAGTGGGGCGGATTAAATTAAACGTGGTGCGTTTGGCTTAAATGAGAAGTTGGTTATCGATTACCTGAAAAGGTTGCCACTAGCATAGGTTCAAATCCTATCCACCACCTACATATATTTCACATTTTAAACAACAAATATGACACTAGAAATCAAAGGTCAAATCAAGGTTATCGGACAGCCTGAACAAAAATCCGAAAAGTTTACTAAGCAGGAAATCGTAGTCACTATTGATAGTGATACGAACTACCCACAGCACGTACCGATTCAACTTAATCAGAAGTTGTTATCCGTTATTGGTCAATTTCAAGTAGGGCAACAAATCAAAGCTACGTGTAATATACGTGGTAATGAGTGGCAAACAAAGTATTTCCTATCTATTGAGGCTTGGAAGTTGGAAAGTGAAGGTAATGCACCTGCGCAAGTACAACAAGCCGAATATAAAGTCGGTGCTAGTGTGGATGGTGGGGATAGTTCATTACCTTTCTAAACCTTAATGCGGTGGTGTAATGCCACCGCTTTTTAATCCACATGAAACAATGTAAACAATGCCTTACACCTAAGCCTAAACACGACTTCTACAAGGCTAAACGTATGCTCGATGGACTAGAACACCGATGTATTGAGTGCAAACGTAAGTATATGAGGCGAAGGTATTGGGATGAGAAAGAATTAGGTAAAATGATTAGGATATTATGAAAGTATGTATTATATTTGCATTCAGTTCTTTAATTAACCGATGCTGTGAGAGGCGTCTAAACAATAACACTTTTTAATACCCTTTGCAGGGTTGCCACCTACATACGTAGGCTCTCACTGGTAGTCCTGCAAAGGGATTTTTTATTTTATGAAAGAAGAAATATCAAAAAAACTAAATGTAGACGAAAGGTCAGTAAAGCTAATTTTGTTGGATGAAGAATTATGTAAAAGGATTTTAAAAGAGAACCCTATAAGAATAAACGAATTTATTTTAAAATATGGATTAAAATCAGGATTTGTACATAATCTAGCTAAAAGACGTATTATAAGTAGTTTTAGGAATAGCCATAAACAAGGCTCTCCACAATTTATATTTGAAGAAGAAGCGTTAAGATATGCCAAAGTAGATTATAATTCAAATAGTATGTACCATTCAATTGAAATAATAACTTTTTTATTTGTCCATGCTTGTAAAGACATTTTATCTGAAAGAGAAAAAGAATGTATTTTAACTTATTTTAATAGACCTAGCTCAAACTTAGATGAATGGCATTTAACTAGAGAAAGAGTAAGGCAAATTAGAATCGGGGCAGTTAAAAAACTTGCAAGATATTCAGATAGAATAAAAAAAGTAGATGAAATACTTACTTTAGAATGTAGATTAAAAGAATTGAATGATTGCAAAAAAAGCGTTGAAAGAAAATCAAATAAAAATTTAATCAACAGCATTCAAGATAAGAATAAGAAAATAGATATAAGGGATTTAGATTTAAGTGTAAGAGCTTTCAATTGTTTAAAGGCTGCTAATATTAATACGGTTGGTGAAATAATTGAAGTTGGGTATGAAAAATTAAAAAGAATTAGGAATATGGGCAATAGGTCATTAAAGGAAATATCAGAAACTTTAGAAGAATTAGGATTTACCCCTTTATATTAAGAATTTAATTAACTTTGCAACAATAAAGGTTGTGTAGGCATACACGTAAAAGTTAGCGTTCTTCCCTTTGTTGTTTTTAATCAACGCTAAATAAAAACACATTATATGATTACACTCGAAAGATGTTACCGACTGCTTGATAGCGGATTATCATTAGCAACGCTAAACGATAAGAAACAAGCTAACTTCTCATGGAAGATAAATCAAACTACGCCACTTACAAAAGATGAGTTTAAGAAGCGTTATGAATACGTTGGTGGTATTACATTGAAGGATGGTACTGAAATGGCTGCCACATCAAACATAGCTTTGATAACTGGCTACAACAACATTGAAGTCATAGACGTAGATTTAAAAGTATTCCCAACATTACCCGAACAAAATAAGTTTTGGGATGAACTACATGATTATCTTAAATCGAACATAGATGACTTTCATTTGAAGTTTGTTATCTACAAAACTAAGAATCAAGGCTACCACATTCTATACCGATGCAAGGTTATAGGTGGTAATTTAAAGATAGCCAAACTTAAAGGACACAAAGAATGTGTTATAGAAAGCAGAGGCAATGGCGGTTATGTTGTAGTCTATGAGAACAAGATTAGCAAACTTGACTACTTAGAAATTCAAGAGATTACCGAACGTGATAGGCAAATCTTATGGGATATTTGTAAAACCTTCAACTATGTTGATGAAGAAACGATAATCGAACCCGAAAAGAAACAAGTTACGGAGTACATTCAGTCGGACATAACCCCGTGGACTGACTACAACAACAAAACTAATATCTTTGACATCATAGGCGAAGATTTCAAGATAGTTAAGAAACTAGCTACACATTACATTATCCTTAGACATGGCGCAACAAGCGTTCAAAGTGGGTATGTTTACATGAACTCAAATTGTATGTACTTATTCTCAACTGGTACGATTTACCCAAATGAGAAGCTAGTAAGTCCATATATGGCATATACTATTAAGTATCACAAAGGAGATTTTAAAGCATCAGCTAAGGATTTATACGATAAGGGTTTTGGGTCGAGAATAGTTAAGAAGAAACCAACCGAAATAAAAGAAACTATCAAGATTAACCATGACCAACTATTGTTTCCTATTGACGTATTCCCAAAAGAAATACAAGAGTATATCATTGAATGTAACCAAACCTTAGATAGTTCAATAGATTACATGGGTTGTTCTATGTTATGGTTAATATCAGTTATCGTTGGTAATTCTATGCAAATCGAGGTTAAGAAAGGGTGGTACGAAATGGCTACGATATGGGTAGCGGTTGTAGGTCGTGCGGGATTAGGCAAAACACCTTCGATTAACAATATCATATACCCACTACAAAAGGTTAATTCAAAGAAGATTAAGGACTATATTAGGCAGTATGAGAAGTATGAGGCATATAGCGCATTGAAAGATGAAGAAAAGAAACAACATGAACACATTAAGAAGCCTATAAAGCAACAATTCATAGCTAACGATATTACACTAGAGGCATTAATCGACCTTCATCAAGAATCTAACTC